TTGTTATTATTGTTTTGTGGCCAGGGTAGCTCCTGAAAAGCGTAGCACAGCGTGAAGCCACACTCTTATTATGTGCAAACAAAGGTGCAATGTTATGTTTAATTTAAGCGAAGAAAACAAACAAAAGTTAGCAAAAGTCGCTATAGATAAAATCGAGTTCGATAAGGAACAAGAGAGAACAAAAGAAGCGAGACTGCTTGCTTCAAGCAAACTACTAAGTGAAAATATTGAGGAGCTACAATTCCAAGTTGAAAGGCAGATAATTGAGTTTGGTAGTTTTAGTTTAGATCCCTTTGCTTGTGCTGTATTAACAAGAAAATTATCTAATGAGGAATTAAAACTTATCCGCATTGAAGATGGGTATATTCATATTGATAATAAGAAAAAATTGGAGCAAAAGAGTCAGGGTGGGATTATCCGTGAGATATATAGCAAGATTGATTATGAGCTTCAATATCAATTCAAAGAGGACTTGAGAAATTATCTTAGATTAAATGGGTATAAGAAAGAAGGATCACTTTATTCGCGCGGATCATTTGTTATGGCAGGTGAAAAACAAAGTGAAGCCCTATCCGATAGTAGTAATTATGACAAATTTGCGAAGATTGGGTTTATCTCCTTCATCATTATTTTACTGATAATATCAATTTTATCCTTTAACTGCTAAGAATGCTAAACTAAGCCCTATCGATGATGGGGCTTTTTTTATGAACAGAAAAAAACTAAGGGTGACGATCACCCTAAATGGAAACAATCAGAACGGTGAGCAGAAAGTATTTGAAAGTGAATACAATCAAATCTCATCGTCTGAGCTTCGCATATCATGCACCATTGTTTCAGGCAACGGAGCGCTCTCGCCTACCGCTAAAATACAAGTCTATGGCTTATCACTCACTAAAATGCTTGCATTGTTCCGTGTGCAATGGAATACGCTAGATGCAATGCTGAATGAGGTTGCAATCGAAGCGGGTGAAGAAGGTAAGCCGTTCGAGCTTATCTATAAAGGCAATATCACGACGGCAACAATCAACATGGATTCCGCGCCCGATCCGTTTCTTGATATTGATAGCGTTGTCGGATTAGTCGAGCAAATGAAGCCTGCCGAACCTTTGGCAATCATTAATGAAGTGGATGTTGCTGAGGTGATTAGAATTATCACTGAAACAAGAATGGAATATGAATTTGAGAACAATGGTGTTTCTCATATCATCCCTGACGGCTTCATGTCTGAGGGTGCGAATTTAGAAACAATACGCCAACTAGCGCATGACTATGATTTCGACTTGTATATTGAGCACAAGTTGATTGCCATTGCGCCACGAAACACTAAGCGCCAAATACCAATACCGCAAATCCGACCTACTAGCGGTCTTGAGGGATACCCTACCCCCGACATTAAAGGTATATCGTTTAAATGCTTCTATAATCCCCTAGTTCGCTTTGGTGGAAACTTAGAGGTGAAAGATAGTATCATTGAAGTCTGTAATGGTGTATGGCGCGTGTACGGCTTGAAAACCATTCTTGAAAGTGGCGTACCAAATGGGCGCTGGTCTATGGAAGTTAATGCAACTTGGGCGAACAGTACCGATGCCGTTAGAAAATGATCAACAGACGACAAACTATAGAGCATCCCAAAGCGTAGGCGGTGCTGCTGAATTTGAAGCTATTGTACGCTCACTGATGGGTAAGAATCATACCCTAATGCTAGGTGAGGTCATGGCTGTCACTCAAGAAGCAAGTAGCACGGCTGCGGTCGGGTATCTGTCTGTCCGTCCGATGGTTTTCATGGTGGATGGCTCAAATAACAACTACGACCGTGCAACGATAAACAATGTGCCTTTCTTTCGATTACAGGCAGGCGGTAATGCAGTAATCCTAAACCCAAAGGTTGGTGATATTGGCTTGATTGCCTACTGTGAGCGCGACATTTCGATGGTGAAGCGCAACAAGAAACAAGCAGCACCAAACTCACGCAGACAATTTAATATTAATGATGCGGTGTATCTTGGCGGAATGTTGAACAGCGCGCCTACGCAATATATTCAGTTTCTTGATAGCGGGATGAATATCAAGACGACTGGCAATGTGAACATTAACGGCTTAACTATTGCGCCTAGTGGTGTTTTAACGCTTGCAAATGGTGTTGTGGTAGATACACACATTCACGACCAAGCAAACGACAGCGCAGGCAATACAGAGCAACCAGTGGGGATTCCAAGAAATGGCTAATACTCTTTTTTTACTCCCTAATACTTGGGATTTGACATTGGATTCAAGCGGAAACATTGCCATTGCCAGTGATGTCTACCAACAAGCGCAAGACATTGCATCGGCTTGTCGTGTATTCCGTGGTGATATGTATTTCAATAAAAATGATGGTATCCCCTACTCAGAGTCTATTTTAGGGAAATCATCCTACCCGCTTGGCTTGTATCAGTCAGAGTTAAGGCAAGCCGCACTATCTGTCGATGGTGTGATTAGTGCTAATATAACATTCAATAAAATTGAAAATCGGGTGCTTAGTGGCATGATTAAATTTACAAATGATCAAGACCAAACAGGAGTTGTAAGTTTATGATTCCTGATATTGAAATTACCGAAAATGGCATTATAGCGCCCACAACGGATGAAGTGCTTGCGGGTGTATGGGAGATCCTAAAAACCGCTTTTGGCTCAAACCTGAATACAGCAATGAACACCCCACAAGGGCAGTTAGCAACATCGATCACGGCGGTTATTCAAAACGAGCGCAATAAGTGGATTCAGTTAATGAATCAAATCGACCCGCAATACTCTACTGGTATTTGGCAAGATGCTATTGGTGAGCTGTATTTTATTAATCGACAATCTCAAACATATTCAATTGCTGAGATCCGCTTGCATGGTTTGAATGGAACGATTGTCCCTGCTGGATATAGAATCAGCGATGTGGCAGGCAATATTTGGGAAACTACAAGCCAATTGATTATTGATTCAACTGGCTATATTGATGGTTTTGTACAATGCACTGTCGCTGGGCCAATCGAAGCATCCATTGACACAATCACAAATATTCTTGTTGCCTTATCGGGGTTAGACCGTGCGACCAATACAAGCGCTGCAATTGCAGGTGTTAATGCTGAAAGCCCTGAAAACTTCGAGCAACGTAGGCAAGAATCTGTTTCAGCAAATGCTAAATTAACCGACGCTGCTGTGCGTGGTGCTGTAGCTAATTTGCCGAACGTGGTCGATGTTTGGGTTAAGTCAAATCCAACGGATCTCACTGTAAACTTTGGCGTTACCAATTATCCAGTGACTAGAAACACCTTACTTTGTTCTGTGGTCGGTGGTGTTGACTATGATATTGCTTGGCAGATTCTAGTTAAAGGCGGTACTGGTTGCTCGTTCGCGGGTGATACAGAAATCACTGTTTACGACAATGATACCTACCCAGTAGACCCGCCTGACTATAAAGTAAAGTTTCTCCGCCCGACATTAAAAACAGTCAAGTTTAAAATCACGATTGAAGATAAAAACGAAATGTCATTGCAAGATGAAAAGGCGATGAAAAACGCTATTCTTGATGCGCTGAAAACTGGAAAGACCCGCGCACGCATAGGTCAAAAACTTAGAGCTTCCGCTTATGTTTGCCCTGTTGGTAATTCGATTGATTTAAGTCTGCTTGATATTGAGGTTAGCTTTGATGGCATAACATGGGTTAATTTCCTTGAGCTTGGTGTTGATGAATACCCAGTTACTACTGAATTTGATATAGAGATTGTCTAATGTTTGATGTTAAAGATACTTTGATGTCGCAGTATGCAAACAGTCCAGCTATTGTCGGGATTATTAAGGGTATCGCAGATGCGCTAGACCCTGAGTATACCGCAGAAGAATTTTATTCAATGTTGTGGCGTTTAAGCTCCGCAACATCATGGGGCTTGGATATTTGGGGGTGTATTGTCGGGGTAAATCGAAATGTGCAAATGAGCAACCCTGACGCTATTACATTCGGTTTTAAAACCAATCCTATATCTCAGAACTTCACGCCTTTTAACGTAGCCCCATTTAGTGCAGGCGGTGCAAAATTTAACACCTATCGCCTACCCGATAATCTCTATAAAGAGCTAATCATTATTAAGGCCGCTTCAAATATTCTTTATGCTACAGCGCCAAATATTAATAAATATCTTCAGATGATTTTCACTGAAAAAGCTTATTACTACATCACTGGTCACATGACAGCAAAGTATATTTTTGAGTTTGAATTAACGGTATTTCAGCGCTTAATTGTCTATACTTTGAAGTTATTACCTGAGCCGTGCGGTGTGTTAATCTCCTATGAAGAAAAACCAATTGCAGAGGTATTCGGCTTTGACGGTACAGAGTATGAAACATTTGATTACGGAGTATTCATTCAATGAGCAATCCTGAAATTATGTGGTATAAAGCATTTGCTTGGAACGCCACGAATAAAAACACGATACAAGAGCAACGGCAACCATCTCAGGATGTGCAAGATGCCACGCTTAATGATGGCTTTCCGCTTATCACAATGACCCCACAAGATGCGGGTGGTATTGCTCCGAACGGCCAAGATATGAACGGCGCTCTCTATGCGATTAGTTCAAATATGGTTCATCGTCAAAAAGGGTTACGCATTCAATTTGATCCCGCTTACGCTGCGAAAATTGGCGGTTATGATCAAGGCTGTATTCTTGCGTCTAATGACTATACACGTGATTACATTAGCCTTATCCCGAACAATTTAACCGATCCAAATGGTAGCGGGACTGCAGGACGTTGGGCTATTTATTCAGGTGCTGGCTCTATTGCTTCTGCAACTGCGAGTATTGCGGGCATTGTTAAGATTGTTGATAGTTTATCGAGTACCGCAACAGATGCAGCATTAACGGCGGCAAAAGGCAAGGAATTAAGCGATGTTTTAGATATAATCGCCTACTCTCCAATACCGTATTTTGGAAACTCCGCGCCGTCGGGCTTTTTGGCTATGAATGGGCAAGCGATAACGAGCGCGCAATATCCAAAGTTGTTTGCTAGATATGGCTCATCACTTCCCGACCTAAGAGGGTGTTTTATTCGTGGTCTTGGTGGTAATTCTGCCGCAATTGGTGTTGTTCAAGGTGATGCAATCCGAAATATCACAGGCACAACAAATAACACCTACTCAACAGATACAAACCTTGTAACTGGGGCATTTTATAAAACCGCCTCATCTGGTCGAGTTATTGCAGCGGGAACAGGTAGTGCAAGTGGTGAAGGTTTTGACGCATCGCTTGTTGTCCCTACGGCTAACGAAAACCGACCAAAGAACATGGCATTTCTTTATATTGTAAAAGCTGGATGACCACTTAAATTTCATAGGACACTAAAATGCTACAACCTACTAGATTAATTTCTACGCCATTCGCGCAAGAGGGCGAAAAAACCGAAATTCAAAACGTAACAGGCGAGTTTGATAACAGCGCCACTTACAGACTCGGATTTCCCCCGCTTACAATGCAATCCATTCGCTCAGGTGGTAAGCCGCCAAAAGGTACGGACTTTAACGGTGTGCTTTTCGACATCACGGAAAACATTTCTTTTTTGTGTAAAGGTGGGCGCTACCAATACAATGCGGGACTATCAACCTTAATTGGTGGTTATCCTGAAGGCTCAAATTTACTCCTTGATGATAATGTCACTGAGGTTGTGAGCACTGTCGCGGGCAACCAAAACAACCCTAACACGGACATGACGGGTTGGGTTTTAAAGCCAAATAAAACAACTGCTGTAAATGTGGCTGACGCTAGCGGAGAAACGCAGCAACAAGTCAACTATAACGGCGGATCTAAGTGGCATTCTCGCGTTGGCGGGTATAAAGAAAATGAACGTGTCGTTCTAGCTAATGGTGACATTGTAAAAAGCACTGTTAATGGCAATGCGAATGACCCTAATGTGGATATGACAGGGTGGGAGTTGCCACAGGCTCGTGATGTTTTTGACGAAAGCGGATTGAGTCAGCAGGAAATCAACGATAAGCGAAAGAAAAACCCATTCGATTTTGGTGCAGTTGGGGATGGTATAGCTAATGATATTGAAGCTATTAGAGCAACTATTAATGCTAGAGGAGAGATTACATCTGGAATTTTTTACTGTGAATTGAATAGTGATGATGACACTTTAGTTATTCCCGATGGATTTGTCTTAAATTGCTCATCAGATTCAAAATTCATTTACGATTTTTGGGGTAGTCCTTTATTTGCACTCATAGGTAATAATGGTTCTGGCATAAAAGGGCATAATATTGAATATCGCGGTGTTTATGATGCTTCTATTGGTTTAACCACTCGTACTTTTAAATCTTATTCTCGTGCGATTGTTAGACACCGCTATTGTGCGGATATTATAGTATTAGGTGGTAATAATAATTCGATCATTGGCACACATTCTGGGACAAATCCGCAAAACATCGGTGTTTTATTTGAACCTAATGCAGATGGCTCACTTGCTAAAAATAATACTGCTGACATATCTGCGAACTATAGATGTCAAAGCATCGTAAGTTCTGGTCAGATTGGGTTTGATTTCAAAGTAAATCAAGGAGTTTTGGCTACGAATAGCCAAGCACTGTACGGTCCTGCACATGCTATATATGACGTTCAAGAGGTAATATCTAAGGATGGTAAATACACGATCATAGATACTGGTGAATATTCAGACAGTGTTAATATGACAGAGACTCACACGTTATCTTTAAAATATGCTGAGTCTGTTGTCGCAGAAATAAACTCATCACGCTCCGCAGGCCCTTTAAACTTTGCGGGATGTACTGGATGTACATTCAATCTAACTAGCGTTTACGATGGAATTGTAGCAACTGCCTCCGTTGGGCATATTTTTTACACATCTATCAATGGGCGTGTAGAGCCAAGCGATGGGAACACAATTAATGCAAATATTCTATTGACTGGTGCTGCACACAATGGACGTATTTATGATAGTTCTTTTGGCGCATCAGTTGCTCCAATAACTGGCACTGTAGCTAACATATCATTCTTGCGTACAGTAGATGGAACTCATGGCCATGCTTTAAAAATTGGCGATACAGGCGGGGTATTTAATATTACATCCACGCAAAAAGGCGACACCAACAGACCTATCATTGAGTTTAGTGGGGGCAATAGCAATACAGCGAATATCAATGTCATTGAGGGAGGTTCCAGAATTGTATACACCAGTGGTGTGGGCAACGTAGTTAACTTAAAAGGCAACATACCTACGGTACAGTCTAATATACCGACAGCAGGTAATACATCCAATGTGGTTATGCCAAGTTATAAGAACAGATTAACCACATCCCAGGTAACAAATCCTTCTTTCTCGATACAATTGCCGCCTAAGTTTGGGGTTTATTTAGTTTCTTTAAAGTTAGCTACAGCCGACTCAAATCACGCACGAAGTGGGGTGTGGTTAGTGAACCATGACGACTCATCAACTTTTGATTTCGCGTCTTGTCAGTTAATTGGTGTGCAAATAACAAAGGGTGCTGGTGACAGCATCCCAACATCTTTAGACTTAACTGTTAACAGTACGGGTTTGCTGTCTGTAGCTTCTGCAAGCAAGTTAAATTTTTATATCTTGGATTACGGGTTCTTAGCGATAGCTTAATTAGAAGCCCTTTGGGGTTTTCTCGGTAAAAGTGCTATTATCGATAAAACTGATATAGAGCGAACCAATGCAGATTTTTAAAAATTTAGAGGAGCATATTGAGCATATTGCGCTTGTGCTTCTCGTCACAGCACTGAGCATGATTGCCTACTTTCTAACATCACCGCAACCGCCACGAGAACGGACTAAATCCGCTTTCGCAGGCGGTGTTATTGCAGGTGTGTTGTCGTACCCGACATGGGCATTAATCGGCTCAATGACACCATCGGGACATCTTCATGTGGGTTGGCTAACTGTGATCATCTTCATTTACTCGGTTTCAGGGCAGTTCATCCCTGAGTTTTTACAATCGGTAATACCAAAATTGGCTAAAAAGTTATTTAATCGTAGCTATAAAGCCAAGACTGGCGAGGACTTCGAAGATGATCACTAATATTTGCTTGATTGTAATTTTTTTCTGTTTTCTGTTTATGGTAATGAATAGGCGCGTAGATTTAAAATGGTTTGCGAAAGGCTTAATGTGCATCGGTATGCTTGCCATTGTGGGCGTGCTTTCAGTACCGAAGCACCATGATATGATAATGGACGTTCTATTTATTGTTATTGCATTCCTTACAGCATACGGAACGACATTAATTTATAAGAGGGGTAGTTATAAGTGAAGCTAACGAAAGGTGGTTTTGATATTATACGCAAAGCTTTTGGGAAATTATCGGAAAGCCAAGTAAGCGCGTTTAATCATATTGTTTCTGCTATGGATGCGGATAAAAGCATTTCATATCCACAGGGGGCTTATATTCTTGCAACAATCTGGCATGAAACAGCAACCACAATGCAACCAATCGCAGAATATGGAAAAGGAAAAGGGCGAATCTACGGGACATGGTACAAAAATAGTAAAGATCAATTGTACACCTTCAAAGACGGTTCAAAGACTACGGCTTATTTGCAGTCTGATTACCCCCATCTATATTATGGGCGCGGATATGTTCAACTCACTTGGTGGGCTAATTACGACAAAGCATCGGAAAAACTAAAGCACGATTTCTTGAATAACCCCGATGATGTAATGCAGATTGAACACGCGACCAATATTCTATTGTTAGGTATGAAGGAGGGGTGGTTTACTGGGCGAAAACTATCCGACTACATCAATCAATCCAAGAAAGACTACTTAAACGCACGCAGAATCATCAACGGCATGGATAAAGCAAGCTTGATTGCTGGATATGCTGAAACCTTTGAAAAAGCATTACGGAGCTACTAATGAAAAAAATCGAATCAATCGCCTTAAATATCTTTGATGCAGCACAGACTGGATATGAAATTTACATCTCTACTGCGCGCGCCATGGATTCACTAGAAAATAGTGGCATGAGTGGCAAGTCAAAACTTGAATCTGTACTGTCTATGATCAAAGGCATGTTTATCGAAGTATATGAAAACTGGTCTTATTGGTCTGAGATATTGATTAAATTTATCAGCTCGATTAAAGGCATTTATAATTTAGTGAAGTGAGGTTGAAAGTGGAAAATATTTTAGATTTTATGAAAAAGTTTGTAGATGGCCATCGGATTGTCTCCACAGGCGATTTATCTTTAATGCAAATTGCAGAAGCTAAAAAAGAAAATAGATTTTTTGTGGATGAAGAATCTAGTCTTGGGTGGGTTGCTTTACCGTGGGAATTAACCACATACAAGGATAGAGATCGAGAAACAAAATATTTGGTGAAGTGAGATTAATTATGGACAGTTATGGTATTGGTTAAAAAAAGCCCCGTGATGGGGCTTCTTGTTATTTATTTAAATGCTTATCCGCTGCATAAAGTGCATTCTTTGCACCCTGCTTTAACTGATTTAAACCCTTTTGAATCTTTGCATCTGCATAACTCAAAGGTATTAATGATTCAGGCACAGGCGGTTGCTTGCCTGCATTGCGGTACATTTGATCAATGTATTGCTTGTGGGCCATGTCGAGCGCTTCGGCAAATCCAGGATTTTTTAACAGGTCTTTCATTCGCAGTTGCTCTCGATTGATGCGTAAGCAGGATCGGATTCTTTGATGAATACGCCATTCACTAAAACACCTCGTCTTTCTTTAATGTCATCATAAGCGACCTGTACGCATTCTTTTAAGGTTGTTTTGTGGTTACAAGCGATAGCATTCAGCGTATTGATTGATCGCTTAAATAAGCCAATATGAAAGAAATTAGCATTATGTGCATAACCTACTAGCTCGGATAATGTATTATTCAAAATCAATACTAACTCCTTGCTATCACCCTCTGCCCATTGCAAAGCGTCAAAATTCAATTGGGTTAATGAGTGATTAACCTGTTTCGCAATAACCGTTAGCACCACAAAAATATCGCCAATATCGTCGCGACAATCCCGACCTTTCCCGACATTATCAGCTAGTTCGCCAAACTCGCTAAACAACTTCATTGCTTGGTCAATAGGTTTTGATCCTTTGATAATATTGCGGTCGCTTGCCCATTGTTCAATCTTTTGGATTAATTCATTCATTTTCATTTTCCTTAAATGCCACGACATTTCTATCGTGGCGGGTGTTATTTATAGATCAAAAGGGTAAATCGTCCCCATCGTCAGAGTTTTGGCTATTTGCTGGTTGCGCCTGTGGTTTAGGTTGTGCCTGTTGTGGCGCTTGTTGCTGACCACCCTGCGGACTGCCTGCCAAGTTGCAAGAATATGAACGCACCTCCATATATGTCTTGCCGTTATATTCGCGTGTTGATAGTTCGCCCACAACCTGAACCATTTGCCCTTTTTTCAGGTAATCCACAAAGTTTGATTTTGCTTGACCACCCCAAATTGAGACGTTAAACCAATTTGTAGACTTCTTATCACCGAAGCCGACATTTTGAGCCACACTGAATTTTGCAAGCGCCGTACCGTTCACGTCTTTTAACTCAACATCACCGCCAAGTTTTCCTAGAATTGTTACTGTGGTCATTTTATTTCACCTTTAAAGTTCATCGAAAATTTGTTCAGCATAGATTTGTGCTGATTTATACTTTAAGTCAATCAAAGCATTTGTTTTGTCGCACCATTCGACACGATGCGTTTTAATACGTTTTTCAGGCGGTAGCGACTCGACAAAATCCGTGTGTAGGCTTACATCATCAGAAGCGTAAAGCAAGTGCTGTGGGGTCGGCATTAGCGTGTATTTGATTTCCGCATGACTCACTTCTCGCCCATGATGTTTAAGTAGTCGCATATAGCCAATTTGCTGAATATCATAGCCTGCATCTTTCACCGCAGATTCTACTTTCTTTTTGGTTTTCGGCATGGTGAAAAAATCCCACGGACATTTCGTGTCGTAAATCACGCCATTGTAGAAAATATCCCATTCGCCAGTGATAATGCCATCACTTAAGCGCTCAGTGTTTTTGTCTGCGAATATACCCTCATGTTGCATCAAGAAAGTGATTGCATCATCTTCGACAATGTTGCCTTTTTCAGTGTATTTATTGCCTTTAAAATTGCGCACACCGTATTTCTGCAAAATAAGCATTTCTTCTACAAGGTCTTTCGCTGTAGCAGACAGAGTACTTGCCAATGCTAAATCTAGCAATGATTGTTCTTCTTCTGTGCGTTTACGCTTAGCCTTAATTTCTGCCAGTTCAGGCGTTAGCAAAGCATCATCAATAGACTTCGCACTAGTGAGAAGTCTGTGCAATGACGAGCAACGAATAGGGTTTAGTTTCATTTTGAAAATTCCTTTTTAGCGGCTTCATAAAACTCTCTTGACACCACAATGGCTTGTAAATAATCCCAGTCATCAAGGGTCATTACATATTCGCCATTTCTGATTTCAAAATTCACTGTCCCATAGTAATTCGACAGTTCGGTTGTTATGGTTTCGTCGTTCATACTGTAACCTCCTTACCAATGCGGATTAATTGCTCGTCTGTCAAAGTAAAAGAGCTTGTAACCTTGCTGATTGTTGTAGCCTTGCTATTGATGCTTTCGATTGCTTTAGTTAAGCGCTCGTCATCGATTGGTGGCTTTTTAGCAGATTCAGCACGTACATTCAGGGCGAATCCATTGTTGTCATCGTCTTGAGCTGTTGCAATATTCAGGATACCGCAAATAGTGTATCGCTTGCCGTAGCTGATTGCTGCACCAATTGCCTGCATAGCATTCATTGAATTATTGACTGCTTTTGTTGGCAGGGTTAATGCTGTTTTTGTGCTGTGGCCGTCCTTGTGTTGCAAGATACAATTAACCGTCACAGCTTCAAGTCCTTGCTGTTCAGTTGTGAATGATATGCTAAAACCGTATTTCGACAAGATAGGTTGCACAGCTTTCACAATGTCCTCAAGTGGCGCATAGAATGTTGTGTGCGTTTTCTTTGTTCTGGCAATCACTGGAATTTCTTTCGACATTAACGCGAAATCATTATTGTAATTAATGATGCCTTGTTGCTTCATAAAATCTTTTTGCATCTCAAGCAATTCACGAGCCACAGAAACATCAAAGTTTCCGCTTGTGACCATTTGCTGAATAACTGAAATTGCACTGTTTTCTTGTGTTGTTGCTAACTCGTTCATATTAAACCGCCTTTAATAACTGCTGATATTCTTCAGCGTTAATTTTCCCGACTTGGAATAGTGTTTCAATCACAATCGCCAAATCATCTTTTGAGAAAATCTTGCTGTTTTTCTTAACATGGTCTAGCCATGCTTTTGTTTGATTATCCATTTTCACACCTCGTTTAAAGTAAGATCACTTTAGCACATTGAAAGATAAAATCAACACTATAATTAAGATAATTTACTACGATTGCATATATTTTGTATTGTGTTATATTAAATCAAAATAACGGAGTAAGTTAAATGATGACGCTTGAACAAGTAAAAGAGAAGTTACAAGACCGCAACATTGCCGAGGTATCGCGCCGATGCAATCTGCAATATCAGACGGTTTTTAATATTGCCACTGGGCGCAATAAAAACCCAAGTTATAACACTGCATTGAAGTTGATTAATTATTTAGAGGGAAATTGAAATGACAATATTTCAAGATTCGATAGTGGTCGTGATTTTCATATTATTGTTTGTTGTTTTTCTTGCGGTATGCGCTTTGATTGATTGTGTTTATCGGGTGTATCAGGCTAAAAAAGATCGGGAGTTTTAAAAAATGAAAAATATTATTTGTGATTCAATATGGGCGCATATGCTTATGTTTTATTTTTACACTATTTTAGCATTATTACTTTACTTGACTGGTGCTATTAGTCCAGTAGTGTTTGTTGGCGTTGGTTCTGTCTATGTTTTACTTATCATTCACTCCGCAATGTGTATTGCTGATTTTGAAATGAGTGAGTTAGGCAAAGTGGCTAATAAAGCTGAAAACGGCGCTTACAAAGAAATCCATATTACTTGGCATAAATAAGGTGTTGAAATGAATTTAATTGAACAATTGGGCGGGTATGAAGCTGCAAAAGCCGAGGGAGAGAAATGGGGTTTTGATGACTTCCTGAATAATCAGCTTCTCGAATACCGCCGCCAGAACAACATTTTTGAGATTGGGGATTATGTTGTAAAAACCAATCCAAAAATAAAACATGCACACGTTAGAGTTGTTATCAGCACATCGCCAAGCGGTGGAGCGGTGCTAGACTATCAGGGGTTTCCGTATAAATTCCCCTGCGTTAGACACGCCACCGATGCAGAAATCAAAGCAGGGCGTAGACTATGAAAAAATTATGTGTGGCGCGGGTTTTATGATCCGCTGCCACCGATGCGGGAAATTAAAAGAGCCGAGCCAGTTTAGGAAATTAAAACCAGTATGGTGTACTTGGTGCATTAATTGCGAAAATACCCCAATTGGTATGATGCCCTCTAATTGAGGGCTTTTTCATATCTGCTTTTTGCATAGCGCGTCATGTTTTCAAGGTCGCATTCATTTACACGATAGAATCTTGAGCCATTGCCTGAGCGCTTCCACCCTAAGCCGAACTTATCCAATACGGTAGCAACTGGCTTTGTTGTAATCTTTGGTTTTGGATATGGCTTCAAATTTCCCGACTTATCTTCTTGCCATTTGCCGTATGCGCTTGGAATTAATTTCAATGATGAATATAGAAACCGCGTGTCATTGCTAGATATGCGGTCGAATATCTTGTCGCAATCTTCGCTTGTGATCTTGTTAAAGTCGATGCCATCAAAAATATTAGCAGTCGCTTTCACTTGCGCTTTCTCGAATCGTCTTAATGCAATGTTCGCGTCTGCGTCATCGGTCGGATGGGTTAATCCAAGAACACGTGCGAACCTGTCAACCTTTGGCATGTTTTCAAACATATCCAAGTCAAGATCGTTAATATCGTGACCTAAGCCAAAATTGAAAGATACGCGAAGCTTGTAGGCAATTAGCTGTTTTTCTTCATCATCGGTTAGGCTTTGTTTTTCATCTAATGTTTTCGCTTCGTCTTTGCTGATTTTTTTAGCAAGCTTGATACCTAGTCGATGGTTTTCTTTCAGCTCCTTTGAAATCTCTTTCATTTTTTCATTCAGCAGATAGTCGGGGCTTGACACTTTGCCCGCCTTAACATCAAAGCAATAATACTGCATGAACCATATAAAACCGTTAGCGAAGTCTGCGCGGTATTCTTGTTCTACAATGTCAATATGCGCTTTAAATCGCGTGAAATCGTTTTCTTTTAGTGTTTCACCCTCAAGTGCCGATGCTTGTCTAAGACCAGTCAGAATTGACGATGTGGTCACTTGCTCGTAACGGTGCGTGTTCTTCTGCAAACATACGTGCATAGTATCAACATAGCGTACACGCCCTAACATCTGCGCAAAGTCACTAAAGCAAATGCTATGACCTGATGCCATGCCTGCGATCATGGTGAAGTGTGGATCAAAAATAAAAATCGGCTTACCTTCCTCGTCATAGACTTGCTGCCCGTTTTCATCTAGTAGCGGTTTTTTATGTTCAACAGACACGCCACTCGATATAGCAGGGGATGCAATCACAAGATCATATTTTCTTGATTCTTCATTCACGTTTTCAAGAAACTGTTTAATCTTTTTGTTTTTGCTGTTTTTGGATGTAATCGCAATCAGATTGTACTTTTTGAACATTTCGGCAAGCACTTCGGCTTTGATTGCAGATTCAACCGCAAGCCACACCTTGCCGCCTGCTTCTAGCTCCAGTTGTACTTTAGTTAAAAAGTCTGCGCGTTCAGTATAGATATAGCATTCACGCCCGCGATTATTCGGTACTTGCTCAATGATGTTTAGTTGCTCGTCAGGTCGTGCAGTTTCCAAGAAATCAATTGTGGTTTGATCAATGGATGCATCACATACAACGACTTTTTTGCATTCGTTTACCAGTGTGCGCAAGCCGTTAAAAATATCCTCTTGGTTGCTACCGATTACCTTGCATTCCTTTGATGCGGTGAAGCGGATATTTTGGCTGATTTCATCAATCGCAATATTGCTCACTGATTTAATAAAACTGCGAAAACCAATCGATTGAGTAGACGGCAGGCATATTGCCAGCTTGTCGGCTTGGTTTGCATTGCTGTCGTCATAGCTTTTAATGCTCAGCGTTTCGGATAAATCAGAAATCAAGCTACGGCGGTGCGCTACTGCAACAAAACTATCGACACTTTCCGAAAATGGCTTAATGACTTTTTTGGTCTTGCCCGAACCCATAGGCGCAAAGATCACATTAATTGGTGCTGACAGGTCAGCTTCATCTAGCGACGCCACTACAGTATGATTGTGTTTATTCCAAGACACAGGCTTAATCGCGGTCATTGCACGGCGCTTACGGTTTTGGATCGCATAATGCACACGACACATAATAGAACGGTGTGTGTTGTGGTGGATTAGCGGATGGTCTAGGTGCTTGCGGATCTGCTCAATAGAAACAAATGCAGGCACGTTTTCAGACATACGCATTGCAACAGTTAAGCCTGCACAGGCTACAGCAAGCGGATCAATGCTAGTTTCGAGCGTATCTTCTGCATTCTCGATAAAGCTTAGTTTGAATGCGTCAAACTGCTCACACTGTTTAGGCTTTGGATTGTATAGGCGACTGCATAGCGGATTGATTAAATCGATAATCGGACTATAGCCCTCCAACATATACAGGTCGTTGAAGTCGGTCGGCTTGCTTGATACGTCTTTAAAAATCGGGTAGATGATGTCTGCATCAATAGCACATGCGGTTTTTTCCGCTGCCTTGATACCAGTATTCGTTTTTTTGTATTGGTCGTTATCGGCACAGATAATAATTTTATGCAATGGGAATTGCTTACGGACTTCTTTCGCCACATTCAGTAAGTTACCACTATCGAATGCGATATATACGCATAGCTGTGTTGCTTCGTGAAGTGTTGCGCCAGTTGCCCATCCCTCGCAAATTAGAATGCAGTCGGTTTCGTTTCCGATTCGATAATACGAGCCTGACTTTTTAGCACCATACATCATCTTTTTTTCACCATCGGCATTGATGAATTGCAACGATGTTATGCGCCCACGGTAAGCCATAGGCACAATTAAACTGCCTTGTTCGTCTACACGTAGGCCATGCGCCAAAACATCCTTTTTAACTAGATATGGATGTGATTCGCACGGTTTAGCCTTGCGCCATATATAAGACGCTGTTTTGGCTTTTTCGGCTTGTAACTCAAGTGTTTTTTGTTCTTCGATTTTCGCAAGTCGTTCCGCTTCAAGGCGTGCTAGTCTACGTTGTTCTTGAACATGCGGAGATACTTTAGGCGCATCTTTTTCCAGTTTGAAACCGTACTTCTGCGCTTCAAAAATCAAAGAGCCGATGCGGACACGCCCCGACATATTAAAAGACTTCCAGCGTGTTAATGCTTCTTTTAATTTAAAGCTTGAGCCTGTTGCAGACCAGTCTAGCCACATCTCCCGCCCCGCTTCACCGAGTTCGGATTTGACAGCCATGCCACACATCACCCATATTTCTTGATCTTCAACATCGCAATATGAGAGTGCTAGACGTATCTGCTCATTAGTTAGAGCGTTGTGATTCATCTTTTAAATATCCTGAAATTGCAATGAGAGTATTAAGGCGCGGGTTCGATGCTCGACCGATGCGAATTGAAATAAGCGTGTCATAACTTACATCAATTGAGTGCGCCATTTCTTGCAGTTCAAGACAACTTAAAATCTTTAGTTTTTCTATTATTTCTTGTAGGGATAACATCACATACTCCTAAATTGTTTTTGTAATATATTACATAAACCTGAAAAATGCAATATACTAGCACTTCGAGTAGTGATTCACTGGAGATTAAATTGATAACTAAAAAATATGACGATAAATGCGAAATGGTGTTATGCACGAAATGCAGTAATCATGGCGGACTACATCAAAAGTCTGCTTTGGTTAAATGCAGCATAACAGAGTTGGAGCTACATTGTGAGTGTGGTCATGCGTTTAAGCTTGTTATTGAGAATAGCAAAGGCAGATTGTTTTTACGGGTTGTGGAGCGCCAGTCATGAGCTACACACTTCGACCATACCAACAAGAAGCCGTTGATCTTGCCATAAAATACATGCGTAAAAACTCATTCCCTGCAATGCTAGAGTTAGCAACTGGGTCGGGCAAGAGCATTATTTGCGCTGAAATCGCGCGGATCATGACAGGCTTATCGGGTAAAAAAGTTTTGTGCTTGTGCCCGTCATCGGAACTTGTGCAGCAAAACCATGAAAAATATTTACTTACTGGAAATGAAGCTTCAATTTATTCAGCTTCAATCGGTAAAAGCCTGCGCCATGATGTTGTATTTGCGACTGAGGGCAGTTTTAAGAGTAAGGCGCTGGAAGTAGGCGAACAATACAGCACGGTTATTTTAGACGAATGCCACCGCATTACACCAACGATTAAAAAGATCATTAAGGACATGCAACAAGGAAATCCTAATATCCGCGTGCTTGGTATGTCTGCTACCCCATTTCGTTTAGGCACTGGCTACATTTACGAAATGAATGAGCACGGACAGCTTATGGAGGAATCAGTTAGCCCATACTTTAAAAAGCGCCTATACACGGTAGGCGGTGAATACCTTGTGAGCCTTGGATACCTAACAAAACCAGTTGTCGGAAAAATCCATGCCGAGAAGTACAACACGGAAAATATCCAAGTGAAAGCGAATGGCCAGTTTGATCAGGCATCCATTGATGAAGCATTTGTCGGGCATGGTAAAAAGACAGCGGGCATTGTTGCAGATGTGATCAATCAAGCCAATATTCGACAAGACAAAGGCGTTATGTTTTTTGCGTCTACCGTGGATCATGCAAAAGAAATCATGGCCAGCCTGCCGTCTTATAATTCAGCATTGGTCACTGGTGACACAGCAAAGAAAGAACGTAGACAAATTATCGCAGATTTTAAAGCGCAAAAGATTAAATACTTGGTGAACGTGGCGGTTCTGTGCACTGGTTTTGACGCCCCTCATGTTTCATTGATTGCAATTCTACGGGCCACAGATTCGGCATCATTGCTGATCCAGATTATAGGGCGTGGTTTGCGTTTATTTGACGGCAAAGAGGACGCGCTCATTTTGGATTATGCAGGCAACATCGAGCGCTTTTTCCCCGATGGCAATTTATTTGAGCCACAAATTCAGGCATACAAAGACAAGCCGAAAATTAAAGACGATTTCACCTGTCCGCAATGCAGTTATACAAATACTTTCACGCTGCGACCAAACCCCGACAAGATGGTTTATGACGCGCAAGGATTCTTTTTAAATTTGGATGGCGAGCGCTATGTTTTTGATGATGGGAAACAGTACCCCGCTCATTTTGGCAGACGTTGCACCCATGTTGAAGAACGTGGTTTAAACAATTTTGAGCGCTGTACGTTCTTTTGGGATTACAAAGAATGTCAGGAATGCGGTGCTGAGAATGACATCGCAGCGCGTAAATGCGGATCATGCAAAAAGCTATTGATTGACCCAAACAATAAGCTTGTAGGCACAACACTGGATTATAAAAACGACCTTTCCCAAATCCAAACCGACACCATTGTACGCATGTCGAAGCGTGCCACAATGTCGAAGTCAGGCAACCCAATGTTTAAAGTCTTTTTTAAAACTCCGTATCGGGATTTTGTGGCGTTTTTCAGTGACCGAGTGAATAAGCGGTTTTATGAGATGCTTTCAGATAATAACTTTAAGCCAAAAACCGTTTCATACAAAAAGAGCAGCAAGACAGATTTTTTTACTGTCGTAGACTTTAACAGACAAGAGGACATTGTTAGATGAAAACCACAGCATGGCTACCTAAATTTGGCGATTTACCGAAATCCACATCGAACCCCGCAGAGGATTACGTTTTAAGTAGTCTAATTTCGCGCATACGGAACGATTACCCATCTACCTATGGACTAGTAGCCTTTCACGTTAAAAATGAATCTAAGCGCACTACAGGTCAAATCAGAGCAGATAAGGCGAAAGGATTAACCAAGGGTGTATCTGATTTAATTGTGATCGGAAATCCAACACTATGCATGGAGATCAAAAAAGACAATTCATGTCGTTTTGAAGATGGTCAATTGGAGTTTTTACAGCAGGCGCAACAGCAAGGTGCATTTGTTTGTTTGGCGGTTGGTTATCAAGGCGCAAAAGATGCTTTTGAACATTGGCTAAAACTACAATCTTGTGCCACTTAGCTACTATTATATTAAAGAGAAATACCCTAAGTGGCATATAATTTATATATTAGATAAATACCCTCTATATGCCACTTACTAGATATTATATTAAAGACAAATAGGCTAAGTGGCACAAAAACGGATAGAAAGGAGGGAGATAAACGAAGCACTATTCTGATCTTCAGCACGACAGTTTCGTATAATATTATATAGAGAAATACCCCAAACTGTCGTGTTTTGTAACTGAATTGTAAACGCAAAAAAACAGATATATGCAGCACATTTAAAGCATCATAATAGTGGCTAAATATCGCAATAAACGGATAAAGAAATGACTAATTTTAAAGTAGGACAATTAGCAAGAAGTAGGGTGGAGGGAAAGGTGATTCAAATTAGACGAATCAAGTTTAAAGATGGTGAATGGATGCTAGGTGTTGGAAGAATTGCATTCACTTGGGTTTTCGCCAAGGATTATGAGAAGTATTGAAGTATTGCTTGGTATCCTATATATTAATCAGATCACTACTCGTTTACGCCCCGACCACATCCATGATCGGGGTTTTTTTATATAAGTAAAATAAATATCTATATTAGAAATATGATTTGATTGTTTTTATAAAAATTATTATATTTGTTCTATCGAAACAAATGAGAAGAAAATGGCAGAGTTTAAGAAGTATCGGAAGTACGATACACCGAACGGATGGTGTTACGACATGAGTTATGCGGATGTTATGCAGTTAAGATCGGCTTATGTGAAAGGCATTAAAACATCAAAGACACTGGAAGCGTGCAGAATCTATATGGATTGGCGCAAAGTTAAGCAAAATTTAAAAGGCGGGAAGTGATGGAAGGTTTAAAAATTAAATGCGAAACCGTAGAGCAGAGAAAGCAGGCGCAAGAATTACTTTTTAGTCTTGGCTATGGTTGGAATTGTGGTGGGACAAAGGAGGTGCGTTATTTAAATATGCCGTATCTTTATGCATATCCTAGATCAAAAGATATGACATTTGGGAGAATTGAATCACATTCCAGTTTTATTAAAAATAGAAACAAAGAAATCACCCTACAAGAACTCCGAGATATGGTTAATCAAGATCAAGACGAGCCGTTCTTAACTCCTGAAACTACGTTAAACGACCAATACGCGGAGATTGAACAGGTGCGGAAACACCGCCACTATTTCAAAGATGTATCAAACATCACTGAGATTGACGTATACACCGTTTTAAAGCTGTTTGATGTAACAGACCCATGCTTACAGCATATTGTTAAAAAAGCCTTATGTGCGGGCAAACGTGGACACAAGGACATGATGGAGGATTTGCAGAATATCGTTGATACAGCAATCCGAGCTGTTGAACTTAACTCATAGGTGCGGGTATGAACAAACCAAACCCAACCCTAATAAGACAATGCATGGTTGAATATGCAAACCAACTAGGCAGACCTCATTTTGAAGTGTGCGTTGTAAAACGTGTTGTGAAATCATTTTCCACTGGCGTTGATGATGTTTTTAAGCCTGTTATCGAGAAGATGCTTAACGATAAAAACAAGCGCAATGCATCAAACCGCAGACGTGAATTACTTAACGAGTTTTGTGAAGATCACTCATACATGAAGTTAGCGGTGTTGTCTGAAATGTCAGCGCCGACTATGAAGAAGATACTTATTGGTCAACTGGATTGCAGTGATGATCAATGGGCAAGAATATTAAATGCTTTCGAGTTGATGACATGAAAGAACTAGAAATGTGGTGCATGTTTGGACACGGTAGAAAATTGGCATTGTGCGAGAAAATCGGGTGCAGTCGTCAAAACCTAGAACAGTTGATTAAGTCTAGCGAGAACAAACGCAGCTACAAAACCGAAATAAACCAAGTCGAGCAAGATGAAATGTTTAGCATTGACAAGGCAAAACGCAACATGATCCGCGCTGCTGAGCATATAGCGCATGATGATTTTATGGTTCAGAAGAAGGCGCATTTTGAATTAGCACGCTGGGCAGACATTTACGCAGATTTGAATAAGGTGATGAAATGAAAATCGAATTAGTACGCTTTGAAGATGGTCTAGCAGACTTCGAGATTGGTGATTTAACAGCTCGTTGTAACGTGTCTGATTGGGATTTAAATGAGTTTTTAAACGGTGAATTGATTATCAAGCCTTATGCATGGTTCGATATAAATGAAGATGAAGTAGCAAAGCCTGAATGGTTCGGGCGTAAAGAACTATTCGAGCTAAACAATGTATTTGAGCGCAGTTTAAAGTGACAAAACCAAAAGGCGCTACGCACTACGATTTCAAGAAGTCTTGTTTTTATAAGATTAATGAAAAGGTTTATAAGTACAACGGCTTCGGGTGGTGCGAAGTTAAAGAAGTTAATTTGAAAAATTGTATTGAGGTTTAAAAAATGATCGAACTAAAAAATGCGGTAAACGAAGCGAAAATCAAACTAGGCTTGAGTAATTCAGAGTTGTCGAAATTGATTGGGCATTCACGGAACTATATCAGCGAAACTTTGCGGATCGGTGCAAGCACTGAGAAGCAAGCGGAGATTACAGGAAAGATTAAAGAAGCCTTAGCGGTTGAGTTGGTTAGTCGTGGAGTTGGCGTGTCGTGCGATGACGAGCAAAAACAAAACGTCCGTATGTTGAATATGGAAGTTGAGCAGTTGAAGCAGGATAAAAAGCTAACTAACAATGATCTTGCAATCGCAAACCGCGACAAAAACCTCATGAAGAAAAAATTGCAAGATAAAAACGCAGTCATTAACTGGCTCGTGGCATTAAATGTATTTTTCATTCTGTTTTTAGTGGCTAAGTGTGCGGGGTGGATGTGATGACTAAAATTTATGGTATTTGGGTTGATTCAAAGCTAGTTCTAACAACGCCACATAAATTAAAGCGAGGGCAGTAGGGTTTAACTTGGGATAAGGTTCGGGACGCTGTTTGGGGTGAGTTTGGAGTATATGACAAGCCAGATTGTAATCCACTATATGAATGTGGGTATTTGAATCATTCTGGAAAGAAGATTTATGTAACGGAGTTGACGCAATGACCATTGAAGAAATTAGAAAGAATGCACCAAGTGGGGCGACAGATTATCGAGAGTACACAAACCAATATTTTATGATCAAAGGCGATTCATGGAATGTCTGGGATGGTATGTTTTGGCGAAAATGGCAATCATCACGTTTTATTAATCTAAA